GGAGACACCCCATGAATGGAGCCCTTGCCATGCCAAAGCCGAAACCCGCGCGCGCGCGGCCCAATGGCCCGGACGCTGACCTTGGCCCGGTGCAGCGCATCCGCAACGGCGCGATTGAGGTGGGGTTCCGGCCTGACCCGGACACACCCAACCGCACCGTGAAAGGTGCGAGGGTCCGCGTCTGGTATCACGCCGAATGGTGCGAGGGCAGGCTCACCGACGAGGAACATGAGGCGGCGGACCGATACAGCCTATGGGCGGAAGAGGCGGCGCTGCTGTCCGAGGGCAAGCCTGCCATCCGCGGCGGCCCAGGCGGTGGGGCGTTTAGCGGGCCATCGGATAGGCTGGTGTGGTTGCTGGCGCAGCTACGCGCGGCGGATGAGGCGCTGGACCTATATCGAGACCCGGTCAAGCTGGCGATATGCTGGAACCTGACGCCGGAGCATCCCGATGCCGTGCGGGTGGGGCTGCGGCGCTTGGCAGAGTTTTGGGGGATGTGAAAACCCTTGACAAACCCCCGCCGGGCTTGTAGCGAGGGAATATAACTCACAATTGCGCCCGGAGCCGAAAAGGCTGCCGGGCTTTTTCATGCCCAAGGCTTAACATGGCGCGCAGTTCCACCACCCGCAAAGGCAACGGCGCGGGCCACGGTGGACCGGCAAGCGGCGCAGGCTACGGGCCAGGCGCAGGCCCGGCCAAAGCGTTCACCGCAGACAATCAGCCCGCACCCGAAGCGAAATCCGCCGGCAAGGAAGTGGCCGCCGAAATCAAGGCGCAGATCGCCGCCCGCAAGGAAGAAATCCTTGCCGCGCAATTCACGCGCGCCTTGGACCCGCTGCACCCGCAAGGGCATGCGGCGGCCAAGGATTTGTTGGACCGGATCGCGCCGCCTGAGAGCAAGACGGACGTCACCACCAATGGCGAGCGGCTAGGTTACGTCATCATGGCGCCAGCAGAGGCAGAGGACGCCGAAGCATGGGCGAAGCAGCACCAGCCCCAAACATAGTCTGGCGCCCCCAGGCAGGCCCGCAAACGGCGCTGATCACCTGCCCGGTCTTTGAGGTTTTCTTCGGCGGGGCGCGCGGCGGCGGCAAGACTGACGGCATGTTGGGCGAATGGGCCGTTCACGCGGACCGCTACGGCAAGCAAGCCATCGGCCTGATGGTCCGCCGCACGCGGACAGAGTTGCAAGAGACATTTGAGCGCGCGCGGGCGCTGTTCACGCCATTGGGGGCGCAGTTCACTGCGGTGCCCATGCGCTGCGTCATGCCCGGCGGGGCAAGACTGACTTTCGCCTATTTGGAACGCGACGCGGACGCCGAAAGCTATCAGGGCCACAGCTATACGCGGGTCTATGTCGAGGAAGCGGGCAATTTCCCAAGCCCGGCGCCGATCCTAAAGCTGTTTGCCACGTTGCGAAGCGGTTCTGGTGTGCCGTGCCGCATACGCTTGACGGGCAACCCCGGCGGGCCTGGCCACCAATGGGTGCGGGCGCGCTACATAGACCCGGAGCCCATGGGCTGGCGCGTCATGAAGGACGATGTGAGCGGCCTGGAGCGGGTTTATATCCCGTCGCGCGTTGGCGATAACCGGCACTTGGGCGCTGATTACGTGGCCCGGCTGCGGGCGAGCGGCGCACCGGAGTTGGTGCGGGCTTGGCTAGAAGGCGATTGGTCTGTCATCGCGGGGGCGTTCTTCCCCGAGTTTGATATGGCGCGGCATGTGATCGCGCCGCGTGAATTGCCGGAGCATTGGTTTCGGTTCCGGTCTTTGGACTGGGGCAGCGCCCGGCCATTTTCGGTGGGCTGGTGGGCTGTCTCTGACGGCGAGTTGCAGGACATCCCGCGCGGTGCGCTGGTGCGCTACCGCGAATGGTATGGCAGCACCGGCAAGCCCAACGAGGGCCTGCGCATGACGGCCGAGGAAGTGGCGGCGGGTATCGTGCAGCGTGAGGCGCAAGACCCCAAGCCCGAGAATGGCCTGCATGGCGTGGCTGATCCGGCCATTTTTGCCAGCGATGGCGGGCCATCGATTGCCGAGCGCATGGCGCGCGCGGCCAAAGTGTTCTTCCGCCCGGCGGATAACGCCCGCGTGTCGCGGCAAGGCGCGCTTGGCGGGTGGGATCAAGTGCGGGCCAGGCTGCGCGGTGATGAAACCGGGCCGGGGTTGCTGCTGTTCAGCACTTGCCGCGACCTAATCCGCACCTTGCCGGCGTTGCAGCATGATCCTGACCGGCCGGAAGACGTGGACAGCGACGGCGAAGACCACGCGCCAGACGAGGCGCGCTACGCCTGCATGAGCCGCCCTTGGGTGCGGCAAAAACCCGTGCATCAGCCGGGCGCGATTGTATCGGTTGGCGCGAGCAATACCGCGACCTTTAACGACCTTTGGAAAACCGCACCGCGCGCTGAGCGGTGGTGATGGAGTTCAAGCCATGTCTATGACTGCGCCATTCTCTCCGGGCGAGACGCTCACGCTTGCCGTGACGGACGCCAGCAGCAGCGCAACCTTTGGCACAGCGGGGGCGCAAGCTTCCGTCATCGAAGTGCAGAACCTTGGCACGCTGACCTGCTTCATTGCCTTTGGCGCGTCTGCCACAACGGCGGGCTATCCGATTGGCGCCGGTCAGTCCAAGGTGGTCAGCAAGGCGCCAGGCGTGGCGCAGATCGCGGCCATTTGCGCGACGGGGCAGACCACCACGCTGTGTGTCACGGCGGGCCAGGGGCGCTAACTTGTTCCAGCGCATCAACACGCGGTTGCGGGCAGGCGGCAACGCCAGCGGCATTGCGTTTGATTTTAGGTCTGGCGCGCTTGATCCGCGGATTAGCTTCACGCGGGCGTCTGCCGCTTGGTATTTCGACAGCACCGGCAATCTGGTTCAGGCCAGCACAAACGAGCCGCGCTTTGACTATGATCCTGCTACGCTTCAGGCGCGCGGGTTGTTAGTTGAAAGCAGCCGGACGAATGGTATCCGTAATCCAAGGCTTGAGGGTGCTGTTGCCGGAACTCCGGGGACCGCTCCAACTAATATGTTTTTTTCTGGTCCTACGGGATTGACTCAGCAGATTGTTGAAATTTCCACAGAAAATAACATGAATTTTGTTTCTGTGCGTTGGTCAGGCACCACTTCTGCTGTTGGTCGGTTGTCTTGGTTTTTGGAAAGCAGCGGAGTTATAGCTGCTACGGTTGGGCAAACTTTTACCAGTGCAAGTTTTTATAAAATTATAGCCGGAACCTTCCCGGTTGCTAACGCCTTCTTTCAATTTGCAGAACAAGACGCAACTACCACTACTCTTTTGGTTGGGGCTACTGCAACACAATTACCGTTCTCCAGCGGGACAAGATTAAGTGCAGCGCGTGTTTCAGCCTCCTACACTATGACACAGGCAACCGCTGCATTTGTGCGCCCCGTTTGGGCTTCAGACGTAATCAATTCAGGCGTTGCCGTTGACGTAACCATCCGCTTCGCCGCCCCGCAGACAGAACTCGGCACCTTCCCCACCAGCCCGATCTTCCCCGCTATTGGATCGCCTGCTGCTTCCACGCGCGGCTTTGATACCGCTGCTATGTCCGTAGCTTTTGGTTCTAATTTTACTTTATTAGAGGAATTTCAAACAACAGGAAGATTTGCTTCTGTTGGTGGAAGTATCAACCATTATATTAGTGCTGACGATGGGACTGTTACAAATAGATTTTCAATTCAGCAACGGACAGAAGCATCAGCTTTGATTGGTCTTGAATTGAACATAGGTGGAGTTATCACCGCCTTACCAAAGCAACCTTTAACAGTTGGTGCGATACAAAAACATATTGGCGCATATTCAAATGGCGATGTTGCCTATGTTGCAAATGGTGGTTCTGTGCAAACACAATCAGGTTTAACTTTACCAGCATTAACTCGGCTTCACATACAAAACCCAGGCAGCGCCCCCGCTGGTTCTGTCACTTATGTGCGCCGTGTGGCAGTGTATCCATCACGCCTTTCCAACGCCACGCTTCAGGCGCTCACCGCATGACCTGGACCTATACCTATCACCGCTTCACCAATCGCGCGGCGTTTGACGCGGCGTATGATGCGGCAGGCTTGCCGCGTGAGAATGGACAGATCGCCCCACCTGAAACCGTGGCGCTGGATGTGATTGGCGCGCTGCATGACCGGGCCGAGTTCAACGCGCTGGGCATCGTGATCAAATTGCCGGTTTTGCTGACCGGCTTTCATGTCAACGCGGCCTGGTCCGGTGAAGTGCCGGCGCCGTTCCGTGCCAGTCGCATCTCACCTGCCACACCTCGGAGGGTTTTCGCGTAATGTCGCACGAACCCGATGACCTGGATTACGATACGCCCGCCGGCAAATACCGCCGTTGGCTGATCGAGATCGAGCAGGCCGACAAATGGTGCCATGATTGGCACGACACGGCCCGCCGCTGCCTGCGCCGGTATCGTGACGAGCGCCGCAATGCCGCGTCTTCCGATGACGGCGAGCGGCGCATCAATATTTTCTGGTCCAATGTGGCGACGCTGCAGCCGGCGCTTTATGCGCGCCGCGCCAAGCCTGTGGTGGAACGGCGCTTCAAGGACGCCGACCCCATCGGCAAGACGGCGGCCGAAGTGCTGGAGCGCGCGGTCACTTTTGCGACCGATAGCGAGCAATTTGACGAGGTTATCAAGCAAGCGCGCGATGATCGGCTGATTGTTGGCCGTGGCACGGCTTGGGTGCGCTATGTGCCGCACTTCCAACAGATGCAGCCGCCGACGCCCGCTGATGGTGTTGGCATCACGGATGACGCTTCCGAATACGAGGCTGAAGCGCCCGAACAGCCCGGCGATATGCTGGTGTTCGAGGAAGTGGCGCATGATTATGTTGCCTGGGCTGATTTCCTTATGTCGCCCGCCAAGACCTGGCGTGAAGTGCGCTGGGTAGCGCGCCGGGTGCAAATGACGCGGCACGAATTGGCGGAGCGGTTCGGCGAGGAAATCGGCCGGGCCGTGCCGTTGGCCGCGCGCTTGCAGCAAGACAACTCCGACACGCCAGAAGCGCGCTTCCGTGATGGCTTGGCCGCGCGGGCCGAGGTCTATGAGATTTGGGACAAGGCCGAGCGCAAGGTGTGCTGGATTGCCAAGGGCTATGAGGCGCCGTTGGATGAGCGCGACGATCCGCTGCGGCTGCGTGAGTTCTTCCCTTGCCCGAAGCCTTTGTTTGCCACCACGACGACCGATAGCCTGATCCCGAAGCCGGATTTCCTGCTTTACAAGGATCAGGCGAATGATTTGGATGATGTCACCTATCGCCTGTCCAAACTGACCGAGGCGTGCCGGGTTTCTGGCGTTTATGACGCATCGCAGGACAGCAGCCTTGGGCGGTTGTTCCAAGAGGGTGGCGACAATAAGCTGATCCCGGTCAACACCTGGGCGGCCTTTGCCGATAAGGGCGGGCTGCGCGGTGTCATGGATTTCGTGCCGCTGGATGGGGTGATTGCCACCATCCGCGAATTGACGGCGCGTGAGCAGGCGCTCAAGGCGCAGATTTACGAGGTGACGGGTATTTCAGACATTGTGCGGGGTTATTCCGCACCATCTGAGACGGCCACGGCGCAGCAGATCAAGGGCCAATTTGCTGCGTTGCGCTTGCAGGAACAGCAGGCCGAGGTAGCGCGGTTTGCGCGTGATTTGATTGCGATGACGGCGGAGATCATCGCCGAGCATTTCCAGCCGCAGACGATTGCGCTGATGTCTGGCTTGCAGGAGCAGGCGCCGGAGTTCCAGCAGGCCTTTCCTATGGCGGTGATGCTGCTGCGCCAAGACGCCATGCGGAGTTTCCGCATTGAGATCGAGACGGACAGCACGATTGCCGTTGACGAGCAGGGCGACAAGCAAGCCGCGACCGAGTTTCTGACCGCGATGGGCAATTATATGGCGACCAGCCTGCCCATGGCGCAGCAGGCGCCGGAATTGTTGCCGGTGGTAGGGCAAGGCGCGGTATTCTTGGCGCGGCGCTTTCGGGCCGGCCGGCAATTGGAAGGCGCCATTGATCAGGCGTTCCAGGCGTTGCAGCAGCGCGCGCAGCAGATGCTGCAGCAGCAGCCTGACCCGGCCACGCTGAAGGCGCAGGCTGATGAAAAGCGGCTGGCGCTGGAGGCGGATATTAAGGCGCGTGAATTGGCGTTGCGTGAGCAGGAATTGACCTTCAACGCGGATTTGAAGGCCCGTGAGATGGGCTTGCGTGAGGCGGAAATGGCGCAGGCGGCGACCATTGAAGCGCAACGCTTGCAGGATGGCCAGGCGGCGCGGGCTGAAGCGCGCAAGGATGCGTTGCTGCCTGACCGCGAAGCAATGCTTGGAGAGAGCGAGGCGCAAATGCGAGAATTGGCAGCGGCTTTGGCGGCGTTGGGCCAGAGCCTTGAAGCGATGCAACAGCAACACGCCAGCACGTCGCAAATGCAGGCGCAGGCCTTGGCGCAATTGGCGGCTTCCATGACGGCGCCGAAGCGCGTGGTGCGGGGGGCTGATGGTCGCGCCATGGGCGTTGAAACCGTATTCAATTGATCGGCGGGGTTTAGGTTATGGCCGTGCAGCTTTCCGTTGCCGTGCGTAATGCGCGGTTGGACGCGATTGAAACGACCGCCGGCGCATCGGCGGTGATGAAGATTTTCACGGGCAGCGCGCCCGCTAATTGTGCGGCGGCAGATAGCGGCACCGTGCTGGCGACGATCAATCTGCCGTCCGATTGGATGGCCGCCGCAAGCAGTGGTAGCAAGGCAAAAAGCGGCACTTGGCAAGACCTAAGCGCCGATAACACCGGCACGGCGGGGCATTTTCGCGTGTACGACAGTAGCGCCACGACATGCCACATTCAAGGCGTAGTATCGGCCAGTGGTGGCGGTGGCGATTTGATTGTGAGTTCTACATCGTTTACGGCGGGGCAGTCCTTCACGGTCAATACGTTTACCCTGACGGACGGGAACGCATGATCCTCCTCACCTCCACCTCCGATAAAATCCGCCTTGTCACGGATACGGCGGGGGATATTCGCGTTCAGGCGTCCTATGTGGATTTGTCGGGAACCACGGTCACGCCGGGGCGGCTGAATACCGCGATTGCCACTGATACCACGACAGATGTTGTTTTATCGCCTGCGTCATCCACGCAGCGGAACGTGAAATTCCTCAGTATCTGGAACGACAGCGCAAGCGCAGCGAACAAGATCACGGTGCTGCATACTGATGGCACGACTGCGGTGGACCTGTATCAAGTGTCGCTGCCCGCACAGTCCGGCGTTGTGTATCTGGATGGGCAGGGCTGGACGCTGTACGGCAATACGCGCCCGACCAATATCCAGACTTTCAGCGCAAACGGCACTTGGAACAAGCCAACCAATTTCACACCCAAGATAGTGCTGGTTCGCATCTGGGGCGCAGGCGGCGGTGGCGGTGGCGGGGCTTCGCTTTCTACTGCGGCTATCACCAAAGGCGGCGCTGGCGGGGGCGGCGGATGCCGCGTTGAGTTTATCTTCACCGCTGATGCGCTGACCAATTCCGTATCTGTCACCATTGGCGCTGGCGGTTCTGCTGGTGCTGCTGGCGCGGCTGGTGGCGCAGGTGGCAATGGCGGCGCAGGCGGTAACACGACTTTCGGCAGCTACCTGACCGCTTACGGTGGCGGCGGCGGTGTGGGCGGGCAAACTTCGGCTGTTGCTACGGGTAGCGGCGGCGGGGGCGGATGCCATGCTGCGGGCGGTTCTGGTTCTGGTGGTACGGTTGGCACTGGCGGGCTACCAACGGGCGGTGGACCGGGCATTGGTGGTCAAGGCATTACCGGCAGCGCCACATCTGGCGGCACAGCACATTATGGCTGGGAAGGCGGTGGCGGTGGTGGTGGG